GTTTTTTTATGGCAAATGCGGTACGAAAAGTGCGAGAGGTTTTTCGTGCGGCTCAATGTCCGTTGACTTTGTTGGAAATTCGAGAGGCGATGCCCGAGTTGAAGCAAAGTCAAATCTCGATGGCTTTGTGTTACTTTAGGCGTCAGCGATATGTGACTCGTGAGCCGGTTAAAAACGAAAATACAAAAGGCCGGCGAACGGTCTGGATGTATACGTTTTATGAGACCAGACTGCCTGCTGATGCCTGAGTGCGAAACGTGCCTAGAAGCGGCAAAAAACCCGATATATGGTGGGTATCACATGAAGTGCTACGGATGCCGCGATCGGTTGCTGATGAACGAGCCGTGTAAACTTTATCGTCAGATTTTGGCGAAGATGCTGGAAAAATACGGGGGCGATGTGCCTGACTGGAAACGTGAACCCAGTTGCGGTTGTAAACTGTCGTGCAAACGCCGACAATACGTTCGTCAGGGTGAAATCGATCAAAAAATGGTGCGTTATGCCTATAAGTAAAAAATCCGACGGGTGGTATTGGGGTGGCAAAGGGCCGTTTGCGACAAAGCAAAAAGCAATCGATGTGGGCCGTGCCGCCCATGCGTCTGGTTACAAGGGAGAATCCGAAATGTTGGATATAAACGCAACGGCTCAATTTGTGGGGACGATGTTGCATTCTGCGACCCTGGCTCACTTTAAGCATTTCCAGGTCGAGGGCGTGGGGTCTGATGCCGCGCACCGTGCGTTGTCGGACTATTACGAAAACATCCCCGACTTAGTGGATATCGTGACCGAATCCATCCAGGGTGCATACGAGGAATTGGTGGGGCCGTACCCATCAGCCTTTGGTAATGTGGATCGTGAACCGCTGGACTACATTCGTGGTCTGCGTGACTATGTGCGTCAAGAGCGTAAAAAACTGCCGCAAGACTCTGAAATACAAAACGAAATTGACGGCATAGCGACGTTACTTAACCGGACGGTATACCGACTTAAATTCCTGAAATAAAACGAAGGGCGACACGAAATGACACGAATGCAGGTGGTTTACAAAAATGTCGAGACTCTGAACCCCTACGGAAATAACAGCCGTACACATTCGGAAGATCAAATCGACCAAATCGTTGCGAGTATTAACGAATTCGGGTTCACGAATCCGATTCTGATTGACGAAGGCGACGTAATCATTGCAGGGCATGGACGCCTTGAGGCCGCAAAGCATCTGGGCCTGGAGGAAGTGCCAACAATCACTCTGGCTGGCCTGACTGACGAGCAAAAAATCGCCTACGTCATAGCCGATAACAAACTTGCGCTCAATGCTGGCTGGGACGAAAAACTGCTGGCCGTCGAACTTAGTTCGTTGCAATCCGTTGGGTTTGATGTATCGCTAACGGGTTTCAGCAAAGAGGAATTGCGCGACCTGCTGGGGGTGGGCGATGGTAGTTCTGACGAACTGGAATACTCGAAGAAAATTGATACGCCTGCGTATACGCCGAAAGGCGATAAACCCAGTTTGTCAGAGTTAACAAGTACGGACAAGTACGCACAATTTGTCTACAAGATCGAACAATCGGCTCTGCCTGATGACGAAAAAGAATTCCTATTAACTGCCGCCCGTAGGCATATCGTATTCGATTACGCAAAAATCGCTGAGTATTACTGCCACGCCTCAAAGGAAATGCAGGAATTGATGGAGGATTCGGCCCTGGTCATCATTGACTTTGAAAAGGCTATCGAAAACGGGTACGTCATCCTGTCGAAGCAACTCGAAGGAATTTATTTCGACTCATACGAAGGCGACGACGATGGCGATGAAGCATGAAAGGTTTTGCGCTTTTATCCTGACGCATGGTCGAGCGAATCGTGTCTATACGTACAAGACTCTCAAAAAGTCTGGGTACACTGGCCCGATTGTCATCGTGGTTGATAACGAAGATCGAACGATTGATGAGTACAAAAAAGTATTCAAGGATCAGGTCTACGTCTTTGACAAAAAAGCGATGGCCGCAAAGATCGACGAGGGCGACAACTTTCAGGATCGACGAGCGATCATCTATGCGCGAAATGCGTGTTTCGAAATCGCCGAGGCATTCGGGTACGAATACTTCATCCAACTGGATGACGACTACACCGACTTTCGTCACAAAAAAAACCACCTCGGGGAATACTGCGACAAAAAAATCCACGACTTCGACGCCGTAATGGACGCCATGCTGGACTATTACAAGTCGATTCCTGCGTTGACGATTGCGATGGCCCAGGGCGGGGACTTTGTTGGCGGGAAAATGGGCAACTCGTGGAGAAAACCAAAGCGTAAAGCAATGAATAGTTTTATCTGCTCTGTGCATCGCCCGTTCAAGTTTTTTGGTAGGGTAAACGAGGACGTTAATACGTATACAAACTTGGGTTCCCGTGGCGGGTTATTCCTGACGATGATGAGTCTGGCACTGCAACAAAAGCAGACTCAGACGAATAGCGGCGGCATGACAGAGATGTACCTGGACAGCGGAACGTATGTGAAATCGTTCTATTCTGTGATGTACCAACCCTCGTCTGTGCGGGTAGGGATTATGCACAGCAAGAACGCCCGTATTCATCATCAGATTACTTGGCGTAATACTGTGCCCCGTATTTTGGCCGAAGAATACAAAAAGCAGTAATGCCGAGCATCCCATCTACCCCGTACTGTGCCGAACTAGGGTGTAAGAATCCCAGGTCAAGGCTCAATGGGTTCTGCCTGGAGCATGGGGGTAAAAACAAACAAAAGTACGACCCCAAGTACAACGCCGCTAGAAAAGAGCAAAGCCGCTTTTATAAATCTAGGCAATGGCTGACTCTACGCCAGATTCAACTAAGTAAGTCACCACTATGTGTGGGATGTAGCGCAGAGGGTGTTATTACTGCGGCGAATACTGTCGACCACCTATTCCCTTGGACACAGATAGGCGAGACTGCGTTCTTTATAAATAAATTCCAGTCGCTGTGTAATATGCACCATGCAACCAAGACACAACTCGAACAGCATGGGATATACAGACGCTTTGGTAGACCCGAGGTCGATTATTCTGTGGAGGACTATGCAAGAGTCGTGGGACTCGACGAGCCGACGGCGGACGGACGGGCCGAAACTTAAATTTTGAACGCCCTGAAAGAGCAAAGCCGCCCACTGAATCTTCTGCAATGTAATTTGACCATGGGGGGTGTCCCCAAGTATTATTGCGGCATGAACAAAAAACCGCCTGAACTGCATCTCGTCGACGGCACGACTCCGCGAAAGGGGATGCCTGCGTCGTTACCCGATACGCTCAAGAAAAGAATACCAAAGGCCGAATGGGTAGATAACCCCGAGGCGTGGGACAAATCGAAATTCATTGAGGAAACCTCGGAATTTTTGTACGACGTCTACGGCATAGGGAATAACCAGGACAAGCACACGCTGGCTATGCTGGCCGACCATATCGATACGTACGTTCAGTGCACCAGGGCGATCAAAAAGGGCGGAATTGTGACTTCGTTCAACAATGGGCAAACGATTGGCCCGAATCCATATCTAACTGTACGAAACAAAACGATGACGTTAATAATTCAACTCATGAACGAATTAGGGTTAACCCCCAGAAGTCGGTTGTCGGCTGGTAAAACTGAGGACAACAGCCCTGTGGCTCAATTTCTGCGTGGACCGCTGGCGCAATGAATTGGCAGGACGGGGTGGCGTATGCCCACGCTGTGGCGAAGGG